CTTTGAAATTAGTTACTGATTCCCTTGATGGAATTGATGATGCAAGTAAGTCTTTGTATATTAAGAAAGATGATGGTAAGTTTCACTTGGATGTTGATGGTTTGCCGGACACAAGCACGCTGGAAAAAACGTTGCGAACTGTACGGGGGGAGCGAGAGACTTTTGAACGCGAGTTAAAAGAAATTCGCCAAAAATTTGCAGGGATTAAAGATCCCGAGCAAGTTAAAAAACTAATGCAGCAATTGGAAAACGACGAAGAAGCTGCGCTTATTGCGAGTGGTAAAGTTTCGGAAGTTGTGCAAAGACGTACTGAAAAACATATGGCAGCAATCCAAGCAAAGCTGGATGCAGCGATAGCATCGGAACAAGCAGCTATCAAAAAAGCGTCTGTATTTACAGAGCGCGTTTTGAAAGGGCAGGTAGCACAAGAAGCAATGGCGTTAGAAGTTTTCGATAAAGCACTGGATGACATTTGGTTACGTGCCAAAGTTCAGTTTGTTTTAGACGATACTGGAACCGCTGTTGCAAAAGATGAAAATGGCGAAATTATTCTTGGGAAAGATGGTAAATCACCATTCACGATACAGGAATGGATGACCGAACTAAAAGAAAAAGCACCGCATTTGTTCAAAGTTACAAATTCGGGTGGTGGAGCTCGTAAGCAGCGTGAAAGTGGTAAAGACGAGACAAATCTACCAGCTCGGGAGCGGTTACGGATAGCAAGAGAACGACGAAGTTGATTAATATTTAAAGGAGCTATGACATGGCAGCGTTGACACTATTAGAAGCAAGCAAGCTCAACAACTACACTGAATTCCAAAGTGCTGTTGTTGAAATTTATTCAGGTTCCTCAGATGTTTTGCGAGTATTACCCTTCCAAGACATTGCAGGTAACTCATATTCCTACAATCAGGAAACAACGTTGCCAGGAATTGGTTTCCGCGGTTATAACGAAGCTTATACTGCTGCGTTCGGTATCCTAAACCCTGTGACAGAACGTCTGGTGATTGCTGGTGGCGAAGTTGATGTTGATAAAGCAATTGACAAAACAATGCCAGGAAACCGCGAAGTTCAAGAGGAAATGCAGATCCGCGCATTGGGTCTTGCTTGGACTCGTAAGTTTATCAAAGGTGATCAGACAAGTGACCCACGCGAATTCGACGGTTTGCAAACACGTATTACAGGCGACCAACTGTTGAGCGCTGGCACAACGTCTGGCGGAGCAGCATTGAGCCTTGCCAAATTGGATGAGCTGATTGATCAGTGTATGAATTGCACGCACTTGTTAATGAGCAAAGCACTGGCGCGGAGATTTAGCGCAGCAGCTCGTAGCAGCTCAGTTGGCGGTTATATCACGTTTGACAAGAACGAATTTGGCCGACGCGTAATGGCTTACGACGGAAAAGAAATTTTAACCGTTGATTTAGACAATACCGAAACTGCGATTCTTCCGTACACCGAAGCAGCTTACACCGGTGGTTCAACTGCAACCTCAATCTATGCGCTGTCAATCGGCCCTGGAATGGTGACGGGTCTGCAACACGAAAGCGGTATGGAAGTGAGCGATTTGGGTGAACTGGAAAGCAAACCGGCTTATCGTACTCGTATTGAGTGGATGAGCGGTATTATGATCCAACACGGACGCGCCGCCGCTCGTTTACGTCATATTGGCGATTTGGCAATTGTAGCCTAATTGTAGTTATCAACTAATATTTAAGGAGATTTGCAAATGTCAACAAATATCGCATACGACGATTCTTTGGTACTAAAAGACGCGGGATTAGTAGCGTCAACAACTACTGAGAGTACGATTTTGGATTTGGGTGAAGGTTTGGTGGATGGTTTTCTGGTAATTGATGTTACCGCATTGGAAGTGGCTTCAACAGATGAGATTTATAATATCTGTTTGGAAGCTTCTAACGTTGCGGCAATGACTTCCGGTTCTGTGTGCCTGACTAATACAGAAATGGGCAATGCTACTGCGCCAGCAGATGCAGATACAGCAACTGGCCGCTTTGTTATTCCATTCCGTAACGAACAGAATGGGACACTTTATCGCTATGTTCGCTTGTATACCGAAGTCGCTGGTTCGATTGCTACCGGTATCAACTTCAGTGCGTTCATCGCGCCCCGCGTTGCAATGGGCTAATCGTTAACAACTACATTATGGGAGTTAGAAATGACTAGAACAGTTGAAACACGTGAACCGGTTAATGCGTATGTTGCAAAAGTTCGCACGCAAGACTTAGATAAAAGAACTACGGCGTCAGGACGCGGTAGCGTTCCTGCTGCTGTACAAAGTACCGTCGTTGCTACTGAATACGGTGACGACATTTGGCACAAAACCGTGCTTACGTTAACCGCTTGCCCAATTAGTATTTCGGACGACGCGGGTGTTGCACAATACGGCGGTGTTCAAGTGTACGATTTTCCAGCAGGTTTAATTTCGTTAAACGCTGCAATGATAAGCGGAAATTTAACGCTAGGCACTACCGGAACCATTATTGACGCCTTTACTGGTGTCAATGCTTTGGGTTCTGCAACTGCGAGCACGGGAGCTACTTTGACCGGTACGGAAGCAACTTGGTTGGCATCAACTGCAAATGCAACAGCATCAAGTAAAGTAGCGGCAATTGACTCGGTATCCGCTGCGGCAGTAGTTCCGCAAGATGGTACAGCGACTGCGAAAGATATGTTTCTTAATTTTGCAATAGCTGACGACGCAAGTCACACCGCTGGCACGGGATCGTTTACTGGAACTATTGAGTTTGTTTGGTGTTTAATTGGAGATAATTAATGTTTACAGTTTATCATAAGGATTTTGGGCCAAAACAGCTCCGCGACTCGGTTGACGTGCGAGAGCACTTATCGACCGGCGTTTGGTTTAATACTGCTGAAGAAGCGAATTCTGGTATTGCTACATCCAAAGGTGTGCAAACGCCGGAAGTTACCAAGCTTAAGAAAGATCTGAAAGACAAAGAAGCGTCTCTCAAGGAATTGAAAGAGCAGAATTCAGATTTGCAAAACCAAGTCGCTACTCTGCAGAATAAGCTTGCTGACGCTGCAAAGGAAATGGAAGCGCTGAAGGGTGCGAACGTTATTTTAGCAAATGAGAATAACGCGCTTAAACAAAAACCGGTTAAATAAATTAGACCATGACAATTGTTGTTGAAGATGGTACAGGCAAAGCGGACGCAGAAAGTTATATTTCTGTGACCGATGCAAATACTTATCACACTAATCTTGGCAATACAGATTGGACAGGTAGTGATGCAGTTAAGGAAGCTGCGCTCCGCAAAGCTACGAACTATCTTCAACAACAATTTGGCACATTATGGGCAGGATACCGGAATACTAGCACACAGGCACTTGATTGGCCGCGTAGTTACGTTCCGTTGACTGATTTGTTGGTTGAAGAATACTTTGCAGACGATGACGTTCCTGTTGAAGTTGTTAATGCGTGCGCGAGCCTTGCTCTACGCGCTTTGTCAGAAGATTTGTTTAGTGACGAATCCCGTAGAGTGCGAATGGAAAAAGTTGATACGCTTGCAGTTGAATACGAACCGGGCGCGTCGCCACAAAAAAGGTACGTTGAAATTGAAAGAATGCTTGCACGCTATTTGCTGGGCGTGAATGGTGCAATACCTATAATCCGCGTATGAGCGATTATTTACAATTTATCGCAACTGCGCTGAGGTTAATACAAGACCGCGGGCTTGCTGTAACAATAACCTATAGGACGGGTGGTTCCTATAGCCCGTCGACAGGAACTGTGACAGTTAGTACGAGCACAGCGACAGCATACGGAATATTTTCGTCGCAAGAGCGTGAATTGTTTGATGCGAATGGTGAACTAAGGACTCGTTATGACAAGAAGATGCTTATTGCAGCGAGCGGTCTTACAGAGCCGAAGAAGAATGACACGGTTACTATTGGATCGCAAGCCTACGAAATTGTGGCAGTTACCACAGTGGCACCAGCAGGGACGGCAATACTCTACAAAGTGTGGTTAAAAGTATGAATAATCGTTTTTCTGTACAGATTGGTGATTTTGCTAAAAGAGCAAACAAAAAGACGGAAAACGTCGTAAAGGCTTTAATTTTTGAAATTGGAAAACGGTTAATAATGCGGTCTCCTGTTGGAGATCCAAGTTATTGGACAAGCGCTGCACCCTCTGGATATGTTGGAGGTCGTTTTCGCAATAATTGGCAATACGGTTTTGGCGGTATAGGTAATAAGACCCGTATTGAAGCGGATGCAAGCGGTTCACAATCTTATACAGATATGAATAAAGTATTTGGAAGCCAAGCGAGTGGTTTGCATTATATCTACAATAATTTGCCATATTCGGTACGTCTTGAATATGGGCACAGTAGGCAGGCACCACAAGGCGTAGTGCGTTTAACAATGTTGGAAGTGGATAATGTGCTGAGGGTTGCAAATAGATGAGCAATACGACGGATATTCGCGCAGCATTAGAAACTGCTTTAAACAGTATGTCGGGCGCTTTATCGACCGCTTGGGAAAATGCAACATTTACCCCGGTCGTTGGTACAGCATACCAGCGGGTGACAATTAATTTAGCGGAACCGGAAAACGAAGCTTATGGCGCGGGGTATCGAGAAAATGGATATATGCAAATTGACTTATGTTATCCAACAAAAGCAGGGTCAAATGCTGCAATAACCAAAGCTGACGCAATTAGAACAACATTTGCACGCGGCACAACATTCACAAGCGGTTCGGTGCAAGTTGTTATTAGAAATACACCGGAAATAAGACCCGGGAGAATAGAGGACGATCGATATGTTGTCGCTGTGATTGTTCAGTTTTTTGCAAATTTATACTAAGGAGTGACTATTATGGCAGTCGCAAAAGGCATTAAGAAAGTCGTTGCATTTAAAAAACAAAGTGGTTTAGGATCTGCCGCTTCTGGTGCAAGTGCAACACAATTTCGACGCACTAATTCGGTATTTAAAGCAGACCGGGATTCATATAGCGGTGAAGAAATTTTGACGCATCACATGGATACGGGTGCGAATTACGGTTTGCAAAAAGCAGATGGCGTTGGTAATTTTCAGCTAAGTGCTGGCACGTATCAGCTTTTGTTTGCAGCATTTTTGGAGCGCGATTTTGCTTCTGTGTCTGCAATTTCAAGCTTGTCTTTAACCATCGCAGCATCTGGAAGTAACTGGACGGTGACTCGTGGTTCTGGTGATTTCATGGCGGACGGTATTAAGATTGGGCAGGTTGTTCGCCTAACTGGTGGAAGCCTTGCTGCTGGTAACGTTGGAATTAATTTGTGGGTGATTGCTCTTACTGCAACAATTGCGACGGTCAAAGTGCTTAACGGTGATTCGCTAACAGCGGAAGGTCCAATTGCGTCTTGTACGATGACGGTGACGGGTAAAACCACGTACACCCCAACTACTAACCACACGGAAGATTATTTTTCAGTCGAAGAATGGTATAGCGACATTTCTAAGTCCGAACTCTTTACAGATATGAAGGTTGGCGGATTTACGCTTAACATGCCAGCAACGGGGAACATTACCGGAAACTTTAACTTTGTTGGATTGGGTAGAACCACCAACACATCTGCAAACTTTAGCAGCCCGACGTTGACCACAACGGGGACTATGGCAGCAATCAACGGCTTTATTTCAATCAACGGAACTGTGCAAACCGCATTAACTGGGTTCACCCTTACAGCGGACAAATCAGCACAAAACGCGGGAGCTGTAATCGGTTCCAATACCGGAATCGAAGTTTCTACTGGACGCATTAAGATTTCCGGAACAATCACCGCATTGTTTGATAGCACTACAATTCGAGATTTGATTGTTAATGAAACTGCTGTACCGATCGACTTTGTTGTTGCAGACGATCAAACAGATACAGCTGACGTGATTGCTATTTCCTTGCCACAAGTTAAGTTGTTTGGCGATGCGCCAGACGATGGCGAAAAAGCAATTGTTAGAACTTATAATTTTGTCGCTGAATACTACGGCGATGGAAGCACGACCGGAAGCCGTTTACCTACAATTATGCAAATCCAGGACACGGCAGCCTAAAGAGTACCTGCTCACCCTTTTTAGTTCCTTCGCTGGGACTCTCTTGGGTGAGTAAGGGCACCATTAACCAGCGAAAGG